ACACCGCAGTGCCGTAGGAAATACCCACGTATAACACTGGGGCCTACTCGCTCCTCGCTTTCGTTCCGACATTTATCCTCTGCGGCCCGAGTTTGCTTCAAATCCAGAAGCTAGGAAATATGAACTCACCCATATTTGGTGAAAACCGTATCTTTAGAGTGGGCGGTTGATATACCACTATGAAGAGAACCTGCTGCGTAAGTACACACGAGCTGCTGTTTCACCTTTTGATTTCCGAATTCTTTCGTACTGGTTGCGCTCAGTGGTCGACAGTTTAAATTTCATAGAATCTTCGTTAACACTTTCAGCGGCTCTTCTCAAGTTCCCTCCTGAGAGAGACCCTCCACCTATGGATGAACCTATTTTTGATAATGTTCCTTTTAATTTAGGTGGATTGGGATCTTCCTGTTTACGGAAAAACTCCCACGGATCTTCGAACACAGCTACAGTTTCAGCTGTGTCCTTGCCTCGCCAAACATCAATGTCAGGAGGTTCCAAGCGATTTATTTCTTCAAGGTCTGACTCCAGTTCTTCCATGTTCTGGTTAAATTCCTTATTATGGAGCCTCTCTCTAGCATCATCATAAATGCCATACTGGAATTCTTTGCCTGCGGCTCGAACCAGGTTGTCGACATCCTCCGGCTTGACCTCAGATTCTTTTGATCTGGCTGTTTCTTCTTTTTCCGAAGGTTTAAGACGCGAGAGAAAGCCTTTCGGCGGGAGTTTAGTCGTCATAGGTAATTTTCCCTTGATTTTGCTAATGAATGACTCACCGTCCGAATCGCTTGTGGTTTCAGACTGGTTTTCCTTCCAGAAGTATTCTTTTACTTGGACATCCTCCAAGGGTTGTTGTTCCAGTGTTCCTTCTGGCAGAGCCCGGTGCACTAAATGCCCCCTTCCGGGTTTAATTTTGACTTCGTTCCCTGTAGAGCTGTTGTCTTCATCAATTGATATTGATACGGCGCCCCATTCACACATATTTTCTGTATATTCTCCATAAGAGACAGTATAGTTATACAAGCTGTCCTTTGGGATAGGTGGGGCGTACAGGATCCAAGATCCTTCGTCGTCATCACAAGTTAACTGGAACGACGCGTACCAATCTGCTTCTACTCCCCTGGCTTTATCAAATTTGCAATCATTGACTTCAACATCAGGGTGACCAAGCACAAAGCTGTCCGTTTTCCTATAATTTTCTATGGTACAGCCTTTGTAATTACCAACATTCCACATTCTTCTGGAGGTGTCATACGCAATCAAGCCTCTCCAGGAATTATCCGCTTTTCCACCCACACTTTTGACAGCCATCTGTCCATCACATTCAAGGTAGACGTGGAACTTGCCTTTAGATGCGGGGATGATCATGTATGGTTCTGCATACTGCGAATTGTTCACTGAATAATTGGCTTGAAGGTTGACTTCCGTCCAATTATCATCCTCCCATTTATAAAACTTAACATAATTCAAGCCACGCACATCGATATTTCTATCGTTCTGCGCTGTGACTATCTTATTCTGTGGCACACCTTCATAACCCCAAAACCTATATTTCTTACAAGGTTGTGGTTCTGGAGCTGGTGCTGGGGGAGGTGGAGGTGGTGTTGGACTTGGTCCGGGGGGGGAACTGTCATCTACCTATTTCGGATTCTGAGTTTGGCACTTGATGGTGATCCTGAATGACCCCGCGATGGCGGAGCCTCCATTTCCTTTATAAAGTATCCTGAACTGGTCCTCGTCTGAGGAGTGCCATTCGATTCCGTTAATAAGCCTCGCTGCAAAAGTCCTTTGTCCATTCGAGGTGATTCCAAATTTATTGATGTAGGACCCAAGCGAAGTGGATTTGCAGTGGGGATCAAGCTCGTAAGCGATCGACCCTGAGGAGGTGGAAGCGGCCTCGGAGATGAACTCCAACTTGACCATTGAGATTTTATATTCATGGTAGGCCCTGAGTATTCCAGAGCTGAAAGCTGGGCAGTCTGATAGACTCGGCCCGAACGTGATACTTCCTGAGGAACTACCCGCGAGGTTGTCTTTCGAAAACACAAATGTCTCGCTAGACCCTCGTCTTCCAGCTGTGCTTCTTCCTGAAGCGCGTCGACGGTTTCTTCTTCGTCGTCTTCCGCGCTGTGGCTGCCTAGGGGCTTCGACCACAACCACTGGGTTGCGGCGCCTAGCCCGCTGAACAGTACGCCTATTTCTCCTCCTTCTGCCATTATTTCTAACCACGACCGTATTCATTGACTATTGATCTCACGTGGGTTGAAATTTTAAGGTAGATGATATATATTGCACAGACAGATATTGGGATTGATGTCACAAAGCCAGCGGCAAAACCAGCTAAAAATTTGTAATCTATCTTTGCAATGAACTAGACTGAGACTCCGATCTCGCAACTAGTTAGTCGGCTATCTCTGTACTCCTCTCTCTTGATTAATTTTGTGGCAACACTGGATCAAGGAGCCACGAGTAGAGGAGTTGGACCATCTCAGGGTCGTGACGCAATTCATTTAGCACTGAGGTGCAAGCGTCAATATAATTCCTGAGGACCTGGATGGATCCACATTCCGGATTGTACCCGTAGATGAGTTTGTACAACATTTTTCCTACGTTTACCGGAATGGCGAGGTCAGGCTTCTCAAAAATGTGAGAGCAAAATTCCAGTTGTCCTGAAACCTCGACTTTTAAACCTATATCTTTATACACTGATAGGTCAGTGTCCACAGACTCCAAAGCATCATCTCCCATGGCTATACACCACGAGGCGCCAGCGTGAAAAGCACACATTACGCGGATTCTAGAGTTGGTCGAGCTAGTGTTGTAGCTTCCAGACTTCTGAACTCCTGGTACGCGTTGGGCAAAGAGGCTGCCATCGGATAACGCCAAGACACTGTTAGATAGACACTTCAACCAGCAGCCACGAAGGCGCTTGGTAAGGTCGTTGTTATTCTCAGTGAGGCGATTTCTAACCTCCATTTCATCTTGGAGGAGCCAGTCGGAGACGCTCCAGTCAAATCCGGAGCAATCTGTGGGCAACACATGCTTTTCCCAGTCATATACCAAGTCTTCGACTGGTACTTGCACATGTTGGGACAGAGAACTCATGAACTCCGTCACTTGGGCATCCGTAGAAAGCCCCATTCCGGGTTTGCTTGGTATTGATCGCCAGAGAGTTATCTCTAGCTTATTTTGTTCTTGAAACAATACCCGGGCTACCAATTGGTCTACAAGGCTAACCGACATGATGAGGCGGTAACGACCCTCATCAAGTTTTGCCTGTTTATGCGGTTCTCCCTTGACGAATACTCTGATGGGGTCACATAGACCCTTCTGTACTAACTCCTCAGCACTCATGTCTTCAAAGTTAACCTGCGACATCTTCTTTAGTCGGTCGTAGGTCAACTGAGCCAAAATAGGGAGAAGCTGGCGTTCGTGGTTCTCAACCCATCCTCGATGGGTGGGGAGACCATATGCTATATAAGGAACGCCAATTCCAGCATCAAGTTCGAGGGAGTGAACGGCTGGTTGAAAGGATTTTTGAAATTGATCCCAACTCAGCTCGTTCAGCCTTGTTGCAGCAGGGCAATTTGATTTCACATTTTGATATGCCTCTACTGTTTTACCGATAACGCGCTCCCGTTCCTCAGACGACGGGATTTTAGCTGACTCAGCGCGTTTGAGCCACCTCGCGGTTTGCAACCGCAGGGATTTCAGTTCAGCTTCTTTGCCGAACTCTGGCCAGCCGAAGCCTCTGACTTTTTCACCCATCTCTGGGTGTTGGGCGACGACTTTCTCTCCCCATCTACCTTGTTGTTTTTGCTTTGGATGGTAGAATTGGGGGATTTTTCCACAGGCTTCAAACCCTGGGGCCTCTTCTGAGGCGGCAGGTACTTCCCACTTGTACTGGGAGGCGAAGAAGTAGTTAAAGCTATTTGCTTGCTCTCTCCTCCACGCTTTCCTCTGCGCCTTCTGTTCTTCTTTGGTGGGGTGCTTGTATTCTTCTGCACCTTCTGAGCCACCTTGGAGATCACTTGTTTCTCCAACTCTTGAACATTCATTTTCGCGACGAGAGCCTCTATCACTTTCTGGACAGTGTCTCCATCGTCGCTCTTGGTCTTTTGGGTGGAGCCTTCTTTTCCGGTTTTTACGAGGTCGGCGCCTCGAAGCCCGTTTAAATTAGCCTTCTTTGAAGTCTCAAGTTCCATCGAGTCAGCGGCATCATAAAATTCTTCGGCATCTTCGAAGAATCGCGGGCTTTCTGACTCAAGCCTGGTTTTCCCTTTGCTAGAGAGAATGTTATTTATCTCGGCAGGGGTGAGATCATTATTACAATCTATCCAAACCCATCTGCCTTTAAACTTTCCAGAACATTCCATATCGAAGCCTTTATGTTTCATTATCGATCGTGCTTCTTGCGTGGAAAACTCTTCTAGCAATTCTTGGTATAAATCTTCGTCAAAGATTCGACCTTTGGGAGCAGTCGTTTCATATATATATTTGCTCGCAGTCAAACCTTCAAGATGAGGGATAGCGGCCATATAATTTCTATTCTCTTCTTCATCCCCTCCTGTGTGTACTCCAACTATTTTGTTTCCACTAAAATAAGGGGTGCCGCTGAACCCAGGCTCGGTATTTGACAGGACATTGACGAAGTTCAATTTGTGAGGTCCTACCAACTTAGCCACTCCAGAGTACCATTCACCGTTTTTACGGTAGAAGATACGAGCGTCACCGGCGGCTAGATGTTTTACTGTAACATATTGGGCTGCTGAACAGCCCAAAAGCCCTTGCCAGTTGGGTGGACCTACCAAAATAGACAAATCAGCGTTTTGGGATTGAGTAAGTGGTCGAAAGTCACTGGTCTTAATTTTATTTCCAGTCTTGTTAGACTTAACCCAGTAAGCTTCCTCCATGACGTGATATGAAGTCAACAACCCCACTGTTCCATCAGCTAATAATATGCAGCTCGCATAACCACAATGTTGTTCATCATCGTGAAGCATTTCGAGCACGCAACTTTTTGGAGGGGACATAATCATATCATAGCTCCCAAAACCCTTCGTCATCTTCTCCTTCACTATCTTCATCGAATTGGAAACTGTCTTCGGGGATCTCAGCTTCCAAAGGAAAGCTAGGGACCTGTAAACAGGGACAATAATCCACACCGAAAAGCTCCCAAATATCAGATGTAAGAGCTTGGCCGTAGCAACGGTGCAAGCAATTAATAACCCTACTGCCACTATAAGCATGGTGTGTGTTGTTATGATCCGAACCATCCATGAGCAAAATGCCCAGATGACTAACGTCCAGATCGACACTATCGCCCAAGATAATCTCAGAGCGCAGGCAGAAGTTATTTCGCTCAAGTTGTCGTACATATGCGCCAACGAGCTTTGTGAAGTGGTGAAGGCCAAGACTAAGCAGGTCCTGGTGTCCTGATAACCCTTCAACCAGAGGACTTTGAATATATCTGTATAGTTCAACTCTGGTAGGGGTAATTTGGATTGAGGGATTGTAACGGGCTTCTCTACCAGGTTGTAAACGTAAGGTACAAAACCTGGTGTTTGTAAGTAATCGTTGGAAAAGCCCGTGATGGCGGTTATTCCCGCCATTCCAGGGGACGACCAGTTGGTCGCCAAAGAACTCGAAGCTCCCAAAAAGAAATGGAAGCAAAAGCAGAAGAGAGCGATAGCAAGTACTTTTGTCAGTGCCATCTCGCTCGTTTGATATTTTAATAAATTCGCTTGAGTTTGCAAGGAACAAGCAAATTAACGATCTTCTGGTTGCGAGAGAAAGTGAGGGTGAGAAATTGATCTCAAAATTTGAAGTGAATTTGTTAATCAACACGTTCATAAACTTCGCGAGATACTCAGCGTGAAGTTTTCCCTCTTGCTTTCTTTTGT